TATAAACGAATTAAAGCAACAGTTTCCAGAATTAACTGACGAAGATCTTAAAGAATTATCAAAACAAGGTGTGCAAACGCCTGCTTCTCATAACAGATTTATAAATGAAGACTCTGTTATGGATGCTAATACAATACAAGTTCTTTATTTTAATTATAAAACTTATAATAATGAAGTATTTAAAGTAAAGAAAACTGCTAGTGGTGCTGATAAAGTAATTGCTAAAAATGATCAGTTTAATCCGCCTAAAGATGAAAGATCTAGATTTACAAAAGAATCAAGGTCTATTCAAGTATTATATGATGGCGCTTTTGTATTAGGTACAAAAAAATTACTTAAATGGGGATTGGCTAAAAATATGATTAGGCCAAAAAGTGATACTACAAAAGTAATGATGAATTACCATGTAGTTGCCCCTAGAATATATAAAGGTCGTGTAGAGTCTCTTGTCAGTAGAATAACAGGTTTTGCTGATATGATTCAGCTAACACATTTAAAGCTACAGCAAGTTATGTCAAGAATGATACCAGATGGTGTATATCTTGATGCGGATGGACTTGCGGAAATAGATTTAGGAAATGGAACTAATTACAATCCTCAGGAGGCGCTTAATATGTATTTCCAAACTGGATCTGTAATTGGTAGATCAATGACCCAAGATGGTGATATGAATCCTGGCAGAATGCCTATTCAGGAACTTACATCTAATGGCGGTAATAATAAAATAAGCTCATTAATAAGTACTTATAATTATTATTTGCAAATGATTAGAGATGTAACAGGATTGAATGAAGCAAGAGACGGTTCAACACCTGATAAAAATGCACTTGTTGGTGTACAAAAATTAGCAGCAGCTAATTCAAATACTGCTACAAGACATATATTACAATCTAGCTTATATCTTACTGCTAAAACAGCGGAAGCAATTAGCTTTAGAATATCTGATGTATTAGAATTTGCTCCAACTAAAGATGCGCTTATATCCACTATTGGTAGATTTAATGTTGGTACTTTAGAAGATATTAAAGATCTTCATTTGCATGATTTTGGTATTTACATTGAATTATCACCGGATGAAGAGGAAAAACAATTACTTGAAAATAATATTCAGCAAGCATTAGCTAAAGATCAAATATATCTTGAAGATGCAATTGATATTAGAGAAATAAAAAATACAAAGCTTGCTAATCAATTATTAAAAGTAAGAAGGCGTAAAAAATTAGAGCAAGACCAAGAAAGGCAACAGGCTAATATTCAAGCGCAAGCCGATGCTAATTCACAAAATACTCAAGTTGCTGCGCAGGCAGAAATACAAAAGAATGAAGCTATTACAAATCAAAAAGCTCAATTAATTAAAATTGAATCTGATCTTGAAATGCAAAAAATGCAACAAGAAAAAGAATTGAAAAAAGAATTAATGAAATATGAGTTTGATTTAAATATCGCATTGAAAGATAAAGAAGGTGAAGTATTTACAAATAGAGAAAAATATAAAGAAGACAGAAAAGACGAAAGAACTCGTATTCAAGCTTCGCAACAATCTAAACTAATAGAACAAAGAAAAGACAAAAAAGGAGAACAAGAATTTGAATCTGCTGGCAATGATACAATGGGTAGTGGATTTAATTTAGAAATGTTTGAACCTAGATAATTTTATTTTTTAACCAATTTTATATTATTTTATTATGGCTGACGAAACAACACAAGTAGAAGAAAATCTACAAGAAGCAGTTGAAAATACTGCCCAGGAAACACAAATTGAAGAGCCTGCGGCTGTTGAAACTAAAGATGATGATACCAATATTACGGTTGATAATGATGGTACAATCAAAATAGATTTAAGAAAACAACCAAATCAAGAAGAAACACAAGATGCCGTTCAAGAGCAAAGCACAGATGAGGTTTCTGTACGCGACGAATCCGAAATTAGCGGAGAAGTACAAGAACAAAACAACGAAGAATCAGTTGAAAGCCCTTCCGGAGAAAGTAGCACCGCTAACAATGAAAATGAGGTGCTCGAGCTCGTACAGGATGAAGAAACGGTAGAGGAAACAAAAACATTATCTGACAAGATAAAAGATATTCCTAATAAGCTTAAAGACGAATCAGAAAGCGTAAATAATAATCAAGAGACCAGCGATTTACCAGAAAATATTACCAAATTGGTAGATTTTATGAAAGAGACTGGTGGAACTCTTGAAGACTACGTAAATCTTAATAAAGATTATAGCAACATGGACGATATAGAGCTATTAAAAGAGCATTATCGTCAAACAAAACCTCATTTAGCTGAAGATGAAATAGATTTTCTAATTGAAGATTCTTTTTCATACGATGAAGAAATTGATGAGGAAAGAGATATAAAAAGAAAAAAATTAGCATTAAAAGAAAGTATTGCTGAAGCTAAATCAAATTTAACTAGCCTAAAGGATAAATACTATGCTGATCTTAAGTTAAGTTCAAGCATGCCTCCTGAAGCTGTAGAAGCGATTGAGTTTTACAATAATTATAAAGAAGAGCAAGATTCTTCACAACAATTAGCTCAACAACAAAGATCTGTATTTGAACAAAAAACAAATGAATTGTTTGCTGACTCATTCAAAGGTTTTGAATATAAAGTTGGTGATAAAAAATATAGATTTAATGTAAAAGACGTTAATAATGTAAAAAATACCCAGTCTGATATTAATTCATTAGTTAGCAAGTTTGTTAATGAAAATAATGAAATGGCAGATGCACAGGGCTATCATAAAGCATTATTCACGGCTATGAATGCTGATTCTATTGCAAATCATTTTTATGAGCAAGGCAAAGCCGACGCAATTAAAGAAACTATGTCTAAATCAAAAAATATAGATATGGCTCCTCGCGGTACTCATGAAGCGGTTACAACAGATTCAGGATTTAAAATACGAGCAATTAGTGGAGATGATAGTTCTAAGTTAAGAATAAAAATGAGACAATAATTTAAAAAAATAATTAAAAATGGGATTATATGCAAATGGGGGATCGTTTCCTGCGGGATTAACGCCTTCTCCAACTAAAACACTTTTTGCTGGTAACTATCTTACTTTTGATAGCGCTAGCGGTGGCGGAACTTTCGCCCAACAATTTTTGCCTGACGTATACGAAAAGGAAGTTGAAAGATACGGTAATAGATCCGTATCATCTTTTCTTCGTATGGTAGGTGCTGAAATTCCTTCTGCTTCTGATCAAGTTATTTGGTCTGAGCAAGGAAGACTACATATTGCTTATGACGCATCTTCTGCTAATACAGCAACTAATGTAATTACCGAAGCTGGACACGCTGTAAGAGCTGGACAAACTGTAGCAATTGCTGAAGGTCTTGTAACCGTTAAAGCTGTAGTTATTTCCGTAACTACTGACACTTTCACTGTTGCTCCTTATGCTGCTCAGGATCTTGACAACGCTGGTCTTTCTACTGGTACTGATGTAACTGTAAAAGTATTTGTTTACGGTTCTGAATTTGCTAAAGGTTCTGCTGGTATGACTGGTTCAGTTGATGCTGGTTTCCAACAATTCAGCAATTCACCTATTATCATTAAAGATAAATATTCTATTTCTGGTTCTGATGCTGCTCAAATCGGGTGGGTTGAAGTTACCACTGAAAACGGTGCTTCTGGATACCTATGGTATTTAAAATCAGAGCATGAAACAAGACTTCGTTTTGAAGATTATCTTGAAATGTCAATGGTTGAAGGCGAACTAGCTGTTACTTCTGGTAGTGGATCTGAAGCTAATGACCAAGGATATAAAGGTACTGAAGGACTTTTTGCTGCTGTTGAAAGCCGTGGAAATATCTATCAAAACTTTAATTCTGGGGAAGCTACTCTATCTAATGCTGGTGCCGACAGAACTGCCCTACAAGATTTTGATGAAATTCTAAAAAATCTTGACAAGCAAGGTGCTATTGAAGAAAACATGCTTTTCTTGAATCGTGCTACTGCACTAGCTTTTGATGATATGCTAGGCGCTGTTAATGCTCACTATAGTGGTGGTACTTCTTACGGAGTATTCAACAATAGCGAGGATATGGCTCTTAATCTTGGATTCAGCGGATTTAGAAGAGGTTCTTATGACTTCTACAAAACTGACTGGAAATATTTGAATGATGCTGCTACCCGTGGACTTACTGAAGATATTGATGGTGTACTTGTGCCTGCTGGTACTTCAACCGTATACGATCAGCAACTAGGTAAAAACATCAAGCGTCCTTTCTTGCACGTACGTTACAGAGCTTCTGAAGCTGATGATAGAAAAATGAAATCTTGGATCACTGGATCTGTAGGTGGAGTTTACACTTCTGATGTTGACGAAATGAATGTACACTTCTTGTCTGAAAGATGTTTGTGTGTTCAAGGTGCTAACAACTTCGTATTATTCAAGTCTGTTACTCAGTCTGCATAATTTTTAATGTAAGGATGGGGCGTCTTTAAGGCGCCTCTATCTTTACTTTTTTACATTTTTATTATATTATATTATGGCAACAAAAGCAAAAACCCAAAGGGTTGATGAATCAACTTGGGAAATAAAAGATAGAACTTATATTCTAAAAGGCAATAAATCGCCTATTACTTATACACTAGCATCTAGACATCATAATAGAAATCCATTAATGTGGTTTGATGAAGAAAAAGGTTATTCACGAGAATTAAGATATGCTAGTAATCAAAAATCTCCATTTAGAGATGAGCAAGAAGGATTTTCAACATTAAAACATATTGTTTTTAGAAACGGTTCATTATTTGTACCAAAATCCGATCAAGCTCTTCAAAAACTATTATCAATATATCATCCACAAAAAAACATGACTTATTATGAGTTGGATAATGTTTTAGAAGCAAAAGATGAGCTAGCTGATATTGAAATAGAAATTGAAGCTCTAAACTTAGCAAGAAATCTAGAAATTGAGCATGCTGAAGCTGTTTTAAGAGTTGAACAAGGTTCAGCTGTGTCTAAAATGACTAGTTCAGAAATAAAAAGAGACTTGTTATTATTTGCTAGAAGAAGCCCAGAAACATTTATTTCGCTTGTAGAAGACGATAATGTACAATTAAGAAATTTTGGTATTAAAGCCGTTGAAGCTGGTATTATTCAACTTTCTGGTGACCAAAGATCTTTTCATTGGGCAACTAATAACAAAAAATTAATGTCAATTCCTTTTGATGAAAATCCATATTCAGCATTTGCTGCATATTTAAAAACTGACGAAGGTGTTGAGGTTTATAAATCAATAGAGAAAAAATTAAAATAAACCACTAATAGTGATAGGGTCACTTTGGTGGCCCTTTCATTATAAATATAAGATATGATTAGTGTCGATACTGTTTATCAACGAGTACTTGCTATATTGAATAAAGAGCAAAGAGGTTATATAACTCCACAAGAGTTTAATCTAAAAGCAAATCAAGCTCAATTAGCAATATTTGAGCAATATTTTTATGATTTGCAGCAGTTCAAAAGAACAAGAGCAAACAATACAGAGTATTCAAATATAGAAAAGCTTATTGACGAAAAAATAAGTAAATTTAAGAAAAAAGACACTTTAACTTATTCAACTGGTTATTTTACTTTTCCTAATGACCTACATAAAATTGGTACGGTTATATATAATAATATTGAAGTAGAAAGAGCTGATGCACGAGAAGCTTTGTTTTATGAATTATCTCCACTTGCTTCAGCAACAGCAACACGGCCTACATATGTACAAAACATAGAAAGTACAAGTGAGGGGTGGGGAATTAAAGTATATCCTTCTACAATAACTTCAGGAGTAACTTCAACATATATTAGAAAACCAGCCGCAGTAGATTGGGCATATACAGAAGTTGATGGTATACCATTATATAATGCAAATAACTCAACTAATTTTGAATTGCATGATTCTGAAGAAACAATGCTGGTAATAAAAATATTAGCATACTCTGGAATAATAGTTAGGGAATTAGAAGTTACTCAACTAGCTGATGCTCAAGAAACTAAAACCATAACACAAGAAAAATCTTAATAAATGGCTTTATTAACACAAACTCCAGAACAATATTATAATGGTAGCTCTTTTGGGAGTTATCAATATATTTCGTTAACTGATATAATAAACAATTTTATTATTTCTTATATTGGTGATGATAAAATGATTAATACTGCCAAAAGAACAGAAGTAGCTTTTCACGCACAACGCGCTATTCAAGAATTA